TGGCTTTAGCTATGCGGCTGAAGGTTTAGTTGGTGGCTATGAGACAGTAGCCTTTTGTGAATCAGACGAGTTTTGTCAGAAGATATTAAACAAGCATTGGCCTGATGTGCCTGTGCATGATGATGTAAGGACTTTCGATGCAAACAGATATGATGGAATTGATGTCATCACCGCTGGATTCCCCTGCCAAGACATTAGTGTTGGCAAGCGAGATGCAGAGGGAATTGATGGCAAGCGCAGTGGTTTATGGTCAGAAGTCGCCAGAATTGCTGGCAGAATACGTCCACGATGGATCGTATTGGAGAACGTGCCAGCTTTGCTTAGTCGAGGAATGGGAAGAGTTATCGGAGACTTGGCCTCAATCGGGTATGACACGCAATGGCAAGTTATACCAGCTACAGCAATCGGAGCAATTCATAGGCGAAGTCGCATTTGGATTGTTGCCCACGATCCCAGCAACGGAATACAAGGGTTGCCAGAAATACAGATACAGGGGCAGCAAGGGTTTTCGTGGCTCAAAGATGTCAGAAGGTTTGAGGACATCCCCAGACGATCTGCCCTGTACCCATCCCAACTTTGCAGAGGCAATGCTAGGGTATCCAAAAGACTACACGCTCTTGGAAACACCGTAGTTCCACAGCAAGCAGCCATGTTTCTTTCAGCTATAAAGGACACATACAATGGGCAAGAAAAGTCGTGATAAAGGAAGTAGATTCGAGCTATGGCTATGCAATGAGATAGACCAGCACTTAGGATTCAGACCAAAGCGTAACCTCTCTCAATATCAGCAGAAAGGGCAGTCAGATATTATAATCCCTGGCTTTGCCATCGAGTGTAAGGCTTACGCTAAGGGCTACACACATAAAGCTGATTGGTGGGTGCAAGCCTGTGAACAAGCTGGGGATTGTGAGCCTGTGCTTGTGTATAAGTATGATTATCAAGAGCCAAGGGCAGTCATTTCTCTTTCAGTTATCAACATCGATTACGACTACACGGGCATGACTTGCACTATTTCTCTGCCGGATCTTTGGTATATCATCCGTGAAAAATTATCTGAACAGGGGCTTGGCGAAGGCAAAAATATATGATATTTAGATTTCTCTTTACATTGCCATGCGGCAGAACTGCAAGGCAATGCCCCCTTTCTCTTCCTCTTTTTTATAAATAAAAAAAGCAATGCTCTACATCATTGCAAAGCATTGCTATGTGCCGTGCGGCATTGTTTAGTTATGAAGAAAAGGTTTTATCTTCAACAGGTTTTTAAGATACTCTCGCTCTTCCTCTGTCAGTTGCAGATATTGCTTTTGGATATTCTCATAGCTGCCATCTGCAATGATTGATTCAAGGGCTGATTTTATGTTTTGTTGTGTTGCTGTAAGCATTGGTTTTTTCTCTTTCATTGTTTCGTTACTAGGTAGACGATTGGCAGATTAATATTATTGATCCCCATGTTTTTTTTCTAAAAATTTAAGGACAATTTGCAGTGGTGCAAATGGATCTGTTTTATAGGTAAGTCTCCCTGTTAAAATCCATTCATATTGCAAGCTTCCCTTTGGAAGCAAGCCCCAACTAGAGTACCAACAGGTATCTAAAGTGCCGTGATCATCTGGGGCCATGCCTGTCACTTGGCTTAAATCATACTCTGCAATATGATTGCCCTGTAGATCTTTGACAGCTATTGTAAAGCCCCACACTTCATAGTGTGAGTGTATTTCAAATTCGCAGTTTGTTTTTCCGTAAATCATTACTTTGATCCTTTCTCTGCCAGTTTCTTTTTCAGCTTGCTTATCTCAGCCTTGTATGCGCCTACCAGGTACAGTGCATTGATTAGTTTCTCTGCAATCAATGGGATCTTTCTCTGCCCGTTTTCATAGTAGAAGATTGCCCGTTGAGATACGCCTAGCAGATCTGCCATTTCTTGCGCTGTAGATTGCAGCCTCTCTCTCTCTGTTTTAAATTGTTCTGGTGTCATTTTGCTATTCATGTTATGCCTTTCTCATGGGCCTTGATCCGCCCATGTTTGCTAGTCTAAGGGCAGCCAGGTTATCCAACGCCTAGCTGCCCTTTCTCTTTCAGTCTTGGAAATGTTCAGGATAAAGATCAATAAACATTGATCGGCCTTGTCCGTCTTTCATGCCTATTTCATAGGAATATTTCCCATTATCTTGTAATTCTTGCTCAATACAGCCTGATTTATTTATCACTGAAGCAATTCCACTTGCCCATAAATCAAAAACTTGTGGATTTTTGTCCTGATTTTCGTCAATCCATTTTTGGATGTGGTAAACTCCATCAACATTTACAAAC